TCCGCAGGCGCCGGCTTCGGATCCGTGGGGCGTTTCCGACCAGGCGGCCTCGTCATCGTCGTTCGGCTCGTTCGGCAAGTCTGCCGAGCCCGAACCGGAATTCTAGGAAGGAATGATGGATCATGGGCATCACCATTGAGAATCTGCAGGTGGACGACCTGCATGCGAATCCGCATAATCCACGCAAACAGGTGGGCGACGTGGACGAACTCGCGTCGAGCATCCGAAGCCAAGGCATCAAACAGCCGTTATTGGTCACGCCGACCGGTGAGACGGACATCGACGGGCATGCACAGTACCGCGTGGTCATCGGACACAGGCGTCTTGCAGCGGCCAG